GGGCTCTTAAGGAACTCCTCAACAGTCATGTCAGGGGGCATTACACCAGCCTCTTGGGCTTCCTGTAGTCGTGCAGGACCAAACTGTAGTCTCCCGTAGTGGCCTGTAGTGACAAGTTCACCACCAACAACACCGTCTGATCCATCTACATAGTTACGGCTGTTCCAAGAAAAAGCATTGCCGCCTCTCGCCTCTGTCGTAATAAGGCTTGATACTGTGGCTTGGATAAGATTGCTTACTGGAGCAGCCTTCTGACCATCGCTGTAGATGTTGATGTCAAAAGTACCCTCTTCACGCAATCGCCGTTGGCTCTTTTGACCCTGTATCTGAGCTTGCATCTCCGAGGGAGGCATGCCTTTAAGGGCTTCGAGAGCTTCGGCTTTGTCCGTGTCTACTTCCCCACTGTTTTGAGCAGCTTTGGCCTCCTCGATTTCTACATCAGTGACCTCAGATGCATCAACACCTTTGGCTTCTGCAATAGCCTGTCGTACACCGTTGGCCCACTCTTCGCCGGTTGTGTCGGCCATAATGGCTTTTGTGACAGCTTCGTTGAAGTAGATAGATGTTTCCTCGCCACCTTGCATCTTCTCAAGGTAAGCCTCTTCACCAATCTCGTTGATCTCTTCCACAACCTTGTTGATCTGATCTTCCGAGAATCCTTTACCCTTGAGGAAGTTTGTGGCGAAGTCAGTGAAAGAAACCTCTTCAACCGCCTGCCCACGAGAGGGTGTACCGCCCATGGTCACTGAGGGTTCTGTAGTAGCGGCCTCAGGATCTTCTTCTTCCACTACTGGGGCAGCAGGATTGACCGCAGTTCTTAGACCTCCCCACTGATTGAGACCTTTCTCGGCACGACGGATGGCCTTTAGACCCATCATGTTGCTGTCGTTACCCAAGATCCGATCTTTAACAAAATCTTGGAAAGCATAAAGACCGGGGATATCTTGTCCCTTTAGAGCGTTGAAGTTGTCTTCTACAGCGGCCATCCAGTCAATAGCACCGCTCTCATCACGGTACGCCTTGCCTACTGCCGGTACAAAGTTTGCCTCATTATACCTGTCTCCAGCTACAAGTTGATATGCTTTCAACAAGGACCGCTCATTGATTGAGACATTGTTGTCTTCATCAACACTTAGAAGAGGAACCCCTATTGCGCCCATGCCCATCTGTACGTTAGGAGAGCCACCACCAGGTTTTATGTTGTCTTGGAGTCCACCGGCACGTTGGTTGGTTTGTTTTATAGCGTCATTGATGACAGCCCTACCAAGGTTTTCCTGCGTTTCAATGATCCTATTGACACCCTCAAGGTCACCACTTTCTGCCTCATGCTTGAGCGAATCTTGTATTTCCCCTTCGAGAATGTCTACAAAGTTTTTGCTCTGCTCTGCTTTGGCAAAAGCTACAGAAAGTGCTACCTTACCGACAGTAGCCGCAGAATTAGCCTCCCTGTCTTGTACAACGGGAGTTCCATCTGGCGTCTGGTTTGTAGTACCGTCCTTTTGTGTTCCATCTACGTTTCTGTCATACTTATTCAGAAAATCTATAGACGCTTTAGCGGTTTCAAACCAATCCGCGACTTCAGAGTCATCTGTGATGTAGTCGTTGTATGCATCTTTGATTTTATCAAGGGTAGACCTTACTTCCTCATCACTCTTGCTAAAGACCCCACCCTCAGACAGTTTGTCTATAATTCCAGTAACGCCACCCCCTTGGGTAAAGGTTGTCATAACGATCTGTAGGACATCACCCTGTGACAAGGGGCCATCAAGACCTTTGTTGAACAGATAAGACTGAAACTTGGTTGCATTGGCCTCAAGACTGTCCTTACCAGCTTGGGTCACCAAGGCTTCAAAGTTTTTCTTGTGTCTGTCAAAAAAGCTGTCTATCTCATCCGCCACCTCTTGAGTAAAATCTTTACCCATAGACTTTTGGAAGGCAGCCACAACTTCCGAATGAACTTGACCCAACTCTGCCATAAGCTGTTGGGCAGAAGTAGCAGTTAGTGAACGGCTGGGGTCTTTGAAGTATTCGTTAGCCTCCAGAAGCAGTTGTTCGTTAAGGGCCGTACTAATTTTGGGCCAATCTTCCTTGAACTTACCAACCATTCCGGCAGCACGAATGACTTCCTCCTGAGCCATCTCAATAGCCTTATTCCGCATCTCTTCCTCTGGGAGGTCTGGGTTTTGCGCTCGAAGTACTGCCATCTTTTGGTTAATAAGACCTTGGTTCTGGTCTTCAAAACTCTCTTCTTTCTCTTGGATACCTTGGTAAGATTCTCCTAGGAAAGACTCCTCCATTGCAGCGACCTGACCAGAACTAGTGTCCAGACCATCTATGGCAGCATTCTTACGCAGTTTCTCCCAAGTCGCATCAGCCTCTTGGTGCTTGTTGGCATCCCTAAGTGCTGCAACTTCTTGGAGGCCTTGCCCATAACCCTTTAGCCTACTGTCTTCTAGTTGACCTCGGGTAGGTGCTTTGGGCGGCCCCCCTGCTAAATCAAAGAGACCCCCGAGAGCGGTAAAGGCATTGCCGGAGGGGCGGACAGCACTGGGTCCACCACCACCGCCACCACCCATATTAACTTCCTCACCCAGATTAAAATTAGTCATGCGCGTTACTTACCTTCCCTAAGTCTTTGGTGCCTCTCTAGGGCGCGTTGCTCAATTGGTTTCAAGTCATCAAGCTCCCAGTTTTCAAAGTCTCTAATGACCCTACGCAAAATGTGGTCAGAGGTTTCCTGAAGACCTCTTTCAAGGATGTCTCGTTTTTCGTAGTCCCTCAAGTATGGGGAGGTGTAGACATAGTTCCTAAGCTCCTCAATGATCCTTTGAACTTTATCGTCGTCCCCCTCTTTGATGGCGTCATTGATGGACTGCCAATACTTATTAGCTTCCTTTCGGACTTTTGTTCTCGCCTTGTCATCGCTAACAAAACGGTTCTTGTCCGCATAGTATTGGACCATCATACCATCAGTAATACCTAGACCCCGCATAATAGACTGAACTTCGTCTTGTGGTACAGGCAAGATATTACCACTTCTGGACCGGTACTGCCTATGTTTCATGGATTCTATGCCAGCCATAATACTGTTTATACCACCAACTTGGCGAAGAAGCACCCGACCTTCTCGTAGAGATAGATCGAAATCACCTTGTACAGCCGCTTTTACTGCCCCTATAGACTTTACAAGGGCAGTACCAAGCACAGAAATACTGGCACCACCGAGACTTTTAGCCATCGCCTCTTTGCCAAACATGAGGTTATAGACATCAAAGACGAAACTGAACGCTGAGATACGAGTTCCCAAAGCAGAACGGTATTCATCGCTGTCTGTAGCTGCTCGAACCAAGCCAGAGATAATAGCATCTACCCAGCCATTACGGACCAGAACATCTGTCATCGAGTCCTTATCGTAGCCAAGCCACACAGACAGGTTGTCGGAAAGTTCATCTCCGTTAACAGAAGACAGACCACCCATGGCAAATGCACCAATGGCAAACTGCGCCCTCTGGCGTTTACTCCACTGTCCACTACCCCCAGTAACCATAGCCTCAATAGCTCTCATTGGGTATGAGAAGAACTGTAGCGGAAGACGTGTTATGCCTGTTTGTAGAGCGCTCTTAGCTTCTGCCGTCATGTTGAGGTTCAGAGCATGTTCACCGGCAGACCAGTTCGCAAACACCTCACGGCGAGGCCCATTGAGTTGCCCAGCCGACTTCATGTTAAGGAACTGCAAAGCCATGGAGTTAAAACGGGTGAGACGTTCACCTTGGTTAAAGGCAAACAGGCTCATGTCCACAGCTTTGTTGGCGGTTCTGGCAACATTTCTACCAGCTTCCCTAAAGGCACTTGTGCTTACCTTTCGTCCCCTCCACCTCTCAAGGCCAAGGGATGCACCAATGTCCTTCTCAGCAGCGGCCCCGTCGATAATAAGTCTTCCACTGTCGTAGACAAACTCTTCTAGCATGTCCATTTCTGCTTTGGACAGGCCCAGAGCCTTACTTAGTCCCCGCTTTGCATGCTCTTTCATAGCAACGTCTGGGAGGGCCGACAGAACAGTTAAGCCAGTTGACAGGATGATGGCCCTCGACCCGTTTATTGGGTGAGCGCCTAGAAGTAAGGGTATGTGGGCGGCCTGCACGATGAAAGTACCAACCGTCTGAAACGCGAAGATGGTCTTAAAAGCTGCTGCCAACATACCCTGCTGGATAGCTTCAAGCTCTGGGGTGGCATCCTTCATTATGAACTTGTTGGTAAAGTCCTGAAGAGCCTCATCTATCTCGCGACTAACCTCTTTGCCATAAACATTGCCTTCACGGCGTTGTATGACATTGTAGAGGGAACGCACTTTTGGATCACTGTGTTGAGCTAGTTCGGCTTTTTTCCTCGCCCACAAAGCGTCAATAGAGGAGTTCCTACGAACCAGGTCAGGATACACTCTTTTCAGAAGTGCAGTCTTGGCTTCGTAGTTGGACTGTCTGTTGACGATGGACCGGACTGTACGTTCTGCACCAGCCACAATAGACTGCATGGGGCGAACAACCTTAGGCCCATTGCCCTCAACGCTGTCCATAGGAATATCCCTACGGCTGTTGGTTTTCAAGAAGTCAAAGGCTGATCCATTGTCAAAGCTCTCTAGTCCACGCTTACGAGAAGGTTCCCGCATGTCGAGGAAGTCCAGATTGCCCTCTTCCATTTTAGGCCACGACCGCTCCTTAGCATAGGTAGCTAAATCACTAGCGGTCTTAATGCTGGGGTTCCAGCTATTGTTTTCCTTGATGATCTTGTCGAGAGATGCATCACCAACAATATCGTCCCAACTACGACCGGCCACACCCTTAGCAATCCTTTTAAGATCTTCTACAGCCTTGGCTGCCCGCTTCCTAGTCTTGGCGGTCAGGATGGCAAAATCCTTATCGGGACCAATGGTAATGGCGTAAGGCTCTGTGTAAATACGACGACCACCAGAGTTGTAGCCCAAGGCGTTTTCTGGCATCACATCTTGAATTTTTGTGGCATCTACTACAAAAGTTCGGCCATCCACCCACTGGACTTCCCATATCTTAGCGCCCTTTTTGAGCTTACTTTTGGGGATATCCTTGCCGTTTTGGTCTATAATGCGGGCGTTGTCTGGGATAGCACCAGAATGAGGAGTAGCCACACGAGAGATAGGGGCTTCACCCGGCATTACGGAAAATTCTACCAGCCGGAAACCTTGCTCGTTCATTTGGTGAGCCAAACGGGTTGACTTTTCGATGTAGTCAAACCGACTGATTTCTAGTGCAGCCTCATAGGCGTTTATGTGGTCCTGTGTTGCCGTCCGGCTAAACTTGCCCTTTTGACCGTTTGCAACCAAAGCAGATGCAACTCGGGCGTACTCAGCCTTAAACTCATCTACCGTGAGGTCTCTTTTAAGAAAGTCTCCGTTGACAGAAGAGTCGCGAACCATCTCAAGGACATCGTCAATAATAGCCCTCTCAACCGGATTCTTTACCTTCTGCAATACCTCTATCTCTGGTTGGAGTGCCTTTTCCCGTATACGAGCCGCTACACCCCCACCCTGCTGCCTAGATTTAGCAAGGTCTCCAATTTGAGCGCGGGTACTTCCGGCGAGTCTAGCGAGAAGATTAGAGGTGACACCTTCCACAGCATCTGCACTTGCTGCTTGGTCCATGTTCAGGCGCTCATTGATTGCCAAGTAGTGGCCCTTTCCATTTGGACCGTTTACTACATCAACCTGTAGTCCAGACTTCTTGCTCCACTTTTCCGCTGCATCTTCTGCATCAACTTGGTCAACAAAACTATTCCCTTTGCTGTCACCCACAATAATCCGCAGACTATAGTTGTTAAACTCATCATGAGTAACTACAGAAGTGACATATCCGTTATTGTAGGCCTTCTTTGCCCTGTCGGCTTCTTCCCGAATAGCCAGTTTAAGCTCTTCTTCAGACACTCCCGGTATGGCGCGACGAAGTTCACTCATACGATCAATAATCCGGTTTGGGTTGTGGCTATAATCCATAGCGGCGCGGGCTTCATTGATCCAGTAGCTACCGTTGTTGTTGAAAGCCTCTGTACCCTTACGCATAACCTCATCAGCTACCGCACCTTGAACACCGGAGTTAGCAATCTTGACAGCCGTGGAGGCTCCAGCATTTGCCCCCTTAGCAGCAGCAGCAGCCTGTGCGGGAGTGTTGGCGCTTACCACCTTCTTGGCCCTCTGGGATGCAGAGACTTTGGTTGTAGTCTTCACTGCTGTGCTACTCTTCAAGGCACCCTTAACCGCCTTAACACCAAGTTTAGCCACAGTAGCAGTGGTTCCAGCGGTAGCCACATCAATCAGGCCCATGGTAAACGCGCTGGAAGAATAAGGGTCTCCACCAAACTCGGTAGCCTCGATCATCTCCATGAGGCTCCAGTAGTTTACTTCACCACTGAAAAGCCCTTCTGATGCCTCTTTTTCCATGAGGCCCGTGAACCACTCCTTGAACTCTTTCGGGTCCATGGTGACCTGGTTCTTACGGATTAGCTGCCCAAGGTCTGCCTTTTCGCTGGTAAGATCTTCAGCAGTTCGGGCGATCATACCTACCAAGTAGCGGTCTACAAACTCACCAACCTTAGAGACGTTACCCCCCTCTGCTTTCTTCGACAGATCACCTAAGACACTTTCCGTAGTTTTCCGGTTTAGGTGGAATGTGAGGTCAACAGCACTTAGTTCTGGGTCTTGACCAAGCAAGGAGATTGCATAGCCCTTGTTGTCATACTCGTTGATGATCTTACGGCGCTGATCTTCTTCCGCCAGCTTATTGTAAACCTCTTCCGCTGTTAGACCCTGAGCGTAGCCATTGTTGACAATCTCCTGCTGCACATTAGGGTCGTAGGGTTCGCTGCTTTGATTTTGAGCTACATACTCTTTAGCAGTCCCTTCAAAAGGCGCACCACTGGCAGCCGCAGTGTCTACAAGTTTCTCCTCTGTTAGCTCATCCTCCTCCGTAAGAGCAGAAGAGAGTTTTTCCATGAAAGTGGGAGACTTTACCTGCGTAGAGAGAAGTTGAGCCATTCCGTATCACCTGTCTTTTGTCATTGTGTGTAGTTTGGGATGGAAAGTTGTTGCGTATCATTTAGAGCATCTAGCCTCTTACTAGCCCAACCAGCGATACTTTGCCCAAAACTAGCGTAGTTACCAAAAGTGACAGCCTGTTGGTTATACTTCATCATCTGATCATTTAGACCACCAATGTATCCTTGATAACCAATGCCTGACCCAATTGTTGATGCTAGGCCCGTAGTACCACCAGCTAGTCCCGACCCTCCAGACGTACCTTGGGCTGCTGCTGCATTTGCTGCCCTAGCTGCTGCAATCTGTCGTTGTCGGATAGCTGCCCTTTGTTCCCTACGCCTCTGGGCTGCTGCCCGTTCACGCTCTTTCTTTTGGGCTTTTTTAGCAGCCGATTGCTGTTTAAGTTGCCCCGCAATCGAAAATAATGTGCCGCCGATCTTTAACGCTGTCAGAAATCCGGCACTGCTTCCTAGCGCTCCAATAGCTGCTCCTACTGCCGCCATTTCACAACTCCTTTGTGTAATTTAACTCAATAGGGTTAAACCCTAGCCTTTCGTAGAGTTTCTTGCTGTCGGACATAGACAGTATGTTGGATATAACCAGGTGCTTGGCCCCAGACTTCCTCGCCCAACCTTCGAACTCTTTTAACAGTTTAATCATCCCCCAAGGCCCGTGCTTGTCCCTGTAGTCCCGTTCAATGAACATACCAAGTTCTGTAGCCAAGGGCGCAAGACCAAGAGGTAAGGTCGTCAATACGCAAACGATGCCACCAACGACGTTACCTTGGTCCTCCAAAACAAACGTCTGTAGCTGATCGTTTGTCAGAGACTCCTTCAAGACTGTTTGAGTTTTCTCAGGGTCAAACTTGTAGAACGGCCCTGCCTCTCTCGACAAAGCCCTCCCTAACACAAGCAGGTCAAAGATGTCTTCTTCTGTGGCTAGTCTGGTTACTGCCATGTATTAGGGCCTCCTGTTGCCCATACTTATGCTGTCATATCCAAGCAGGTGGAAGTCGTAACCTGATGTGCTTTCAAAGCGCACCCTAAGTGACCTCCCCCTACCCCTCAGCCTAAGTCGAGATGTTGTTACTGTACGGGGATAAACGAATGGACCGGCTTCAGTTGGGGTTGCCAAATTCTTCAGTCGGTATGCTTCCTGTGCTGTTTGAGATGCTGTGGTTGCATAATCCCAGAATGTGGATATCTTACAACTTGAAGGTCGAGTGTATTCAAAACCCCCTGCACCATCAGATACAACTGTGTCTTCGGTGATCTTGCACAGGACGGTTATGTACATTGTGGACTTCTTCATGGTTAAGTCACCAAGGAAGTCATAGCCACCTTCTGCGTAACTACTGTAATCAGCCGCACCCCAGTCTACAAACTCGATATTGGTAAACTTGGCGAAGGTTACTCGGTCTGTAGCTACATCAGTGCGGACCAAGACAACCAGAGAAGATGACAAGAAGTTTCGACCGGTCCTGGTAACAACCACAGTGTCAGATGAGCCATCAATAACCTGATCTTCGTTTGCGTCTACCACATTAAAGGTAACGTCAGCGGAAGCAGCACCCTCAAGGAAGAAGGGCTTCACAGCGTATATGGATGTACTGCTTTCCGATATCTCCCAAGGGTAGAAGGCTTTCAGTATCTCATCAAACCACAATATCTTAGACATCTTGTAGTCTACTGATTCATCGTCATCTGGATAAAACCAAGCGACCCGGTTGTTAAACCCATCATAGGCAGAAGCAACTTGCGCCCGCTTTGACGGGTCAATGTTATCGAACAGGGTTTGGATTGTAGTTAAGGAGATGTTGACAGCCTTTAGACTGTTTTGCTCTACCGAAAGCTCAAGTGTGTAGATACCGATAGAGGACCACCAATATGGTCGTGAACCCTCTTGTGCAACAAAAGATCCATCATAAGCCAGACCTGCATCTGAAATCTTGTTGATTGCATAACCGGTAGCACGGAACACGTTGTCAACACCCTTGATCGACCACACACCATTTTCAGCAAATACAATCAAGCTGGTTCCAAGGACGTGTAGCTTCTTGATGTTATACGCATCAGGAATTTGTACAAACCCACCATCGTTGTCTAGTAGGTCCGAGAAGTATTCATTCGTCGGGTCGTTAACTTGCAGAAGTTCCCCAATGTCCGAGATGTCATCAATTACTTGGGAGAAGTATACCTTTGAGGTATTATCGTTCTCCATACCTGCGTACCAGACCCGACCAGCAAAGGAGGCGACAGTTTTGAACCTCGAAGTTTCTGTGTAGTTAAGAGAACTGTCGGATAGGCTTGCGGCTGTCTGACGATCAATGGAGTAGAGATCATAGGTATACCGCCCCACACCGCTGAGGCTAGTACCGCCAGCAATCTTCTTAAACTCAGGGACACTTTGTTGGTTGGAGGAGTCCTTACCAGAGAACCAAGGGTGGGTGAGGGCTGGGTACTTGTTACTAACTTGAGATTTGTAGTAGTCTAGGGCTGTCCCAGTTCGACCATTGTTGTCTTCATCCCAACCAGCATTTTTAGTATCATAGTCCCTTGCCACACTTACAGTGGACGAGGGGCTTTCTGTGTAGTAGTCATCCCGCGTACCTTGCCACTCAAAGTCACGCACACGGAAACTGATTTCAGTCGCACTGATGCTGTCTCCATCAGGATCGTACTCAATGTAAAAGGTGTTGATCTCGGGAGAAGCTACAACCAACCGACCTTGGATAACCGCAGTCTGCACTTCAGCAGCCGCAGCACCAGACCCAGTTGGGCGGTCATAGGTTGTTAAGTTCTGTGTAAACGATTTTTTGCCCGTGCTTACTACAGAACCTTCGGTGTAGAAATGGAGGGTTCCACCTAACTGAACGACAACAAATGTAGTCTCAGGCTCTCCCCCAGCGTTCTTCCATATGTGGACAGAAGAGATAGCCCCATCAGTGAGTGTGGCCCCAGCGTCAGTTGTATAACCAGTTTCGTACTCAATGCCCAGACGACGGCGTCTAGAGCCATCACGCAGAAGGGTGCAATTAAGCTCATCTACAGAAGCATCATCAGGAAAAGTAAGTTCACCAGCCTCAGTGATCAGGCCTCTATTGAACCTGTTCCTCGGCTTTTGCTGCGGGGCCTTTGCCATCTTTCACCTTCTTCGTTCTAAGAGTGGGAATAGGTTTGTCCTTATACTTCTCTTCATAGAAAGCCCTAGTGGAGGTTTTCATGGTTTCAAAGTGGTGCCGAATTCTCCGATCAAGCTCTTTTTCGTTGGTAGCTTTCGTTTCGAGGTTCTTAGGAACAACCCCACCGTCTACAACAACAATCTCAAGAAAGCAAAAACCGTCTTGAGACTTCTGAATCCGATATGCGGACTTTGTTTTGCTTGGACAACTATAGGTCACTGTAGGTCGACCAAACAGGTCCACACCCTCTTCTGTAGTAATCTCAACGCCCATAGATGCTTAACCTCTTAGTCTTTACCGTGTTGTACAGGTCGTTCTGAATCCTCGACCTCTGCCGTCGAGCAGCCTGTTCAATCTTTGGGTCTGTACCACCTTTTAGCAGAGACATAGCCACAGACTTGCTTTCGGAGATCAGGAGGGGGAAGTAATTTTCATCAATGTCGGGGGTGAAGGAGTCCGAGATGCTGAATGTAGGTATCTTAGTCCTTATAGCCCTTGTTTTGGACGCCAACAAAATAGAGTCTAGGCTACTAAGGTGGCTGTCCATGACAATGTATTCATCATCAAAGGAGGTGTAGAAGTCGGGGTGCTTTGCGTTACCAATTCGGAGCGACGTTGCACCGTTGACATCCGTAACTGTCGTGTAATCCGAGGACCGACCATCTGTCCGCCGGAAGAAAACCTCTGGCTCAACCCACTCAACCGGTTTGTACTCTAGGCTGCTGTCCGAGGACTTGTCATACCACACACCAGTTATGGCAGTGACATTTGTCGGATACTGGAAGTGAGTGGGCCGAGATGCACTAGACAACGAAGTAAGCTGGATCAACTCCTTATGTTCTGGGATAAGGCGGTTGCTGATCATGTTGTAGTAGGTATCTTCAACAATGTTCGCAACCTGGGTGCTTTCGGAGGTGTCGCCAATAGCGTTAACCTCTTCCGCATCCATGTCATTAAGTATCTTCTGCACTATTTGGAGCAAGGTGTATGTTGGCATTAGCTTCGATCCACAACAACGGTCCACCACAACTTCTGGGCTGTAGTAGAGCCACCATCTGTCTCAATGGTGATGTAATCATCTGCCGTGACTGTGTTGTTGGAAGCGGGGGCTAAGGTGTCCACATCTCCAGCGGCAGAGCTTGTGTAGGCCACAGTAATAGTTCCCATAGAGGAGCCTGCTGAGTTCTTAGCCGTAATAGTTGCATCAGCTACAGTGATTGCCCCCTCTAGAACGGTGATAACCTTTGCAACAGTTCCGGCATAAGGCATGGGGATGTAAACTGTCTCAGAAGTTGATACATCTGCAATGACGCCGTGTGCGTGATATTGTAGTGCAGTCCAAGCACCAGATGCTGAACCGTTGGCAACATAGACCTCATTGTTCGAGGCAGAGGCTACACCCTTTGGCTCGTGGAGGTCTGCACCAGTTAGGGTAGAATGGGATACGTTGGCCACTTTTCTTTCCTCTTATATTAAGTCCAGTATTTACCGGACTTTGGTTGAAGTCGTGGAGTATTTTTTTGTCTCCGCTCCCGCTCTTTCTTTTCCCTCTTTTGGATATCTCCGATAATATCTCGTAAAATCTGGCCGTCTACCGAGGGTGCCTTAGGTCGCGGTGAAGTTTTGGGTGCAAGGCTCTTTTCAGGGCGCGGCTTAGGTTTTGTTGTATTGGCCTTTGGCCGAGGCTTAGGCTTTTTGTAGTGGTCTGGCATTAGTAGTCTCCTGTATTAAAAAAGTTCACCACTTTACTTTATTGGCCCAGTGTGCCGCTCGTATATGACCTCTGGATCATAAATTATCAATATGATCTCCAAATCATAAAGCCCTTAGGCTTCTTGTAGTGGTCTGGCATTAGTAGTCTTTTGTGTTAAAAAAGTTCACCACTTTACTTTATTGGCCCAGTATGCCGCACTCATCTTACCCTTTTTGATATTCTTAGCGTGACGTGCCTTGAAAGACTTCTGACGTGCAGTGGGCTTCTTGTCTCCGGTCACACCTTGTTGACCAAACCTTATAGTCTTCACCTTATCGCCTTCCTTAGCGACAACAACGTGGGACTTGGTGGGATGGCTAGGAGTCCTCCTAGGCTTGTTATACCCAGAGACACCAACACGTTCCAGTCGGGGGTCTTTAGACATCCTTACTCTCCTAAAGGATGCGAGGGGTGACACTAGGCCACCCCTCAAGAGTTTATTTACGCAAACTCCAGGTACTCAACAACCAAGGTTGCGGCACCAGCCGTAAAGGCAGCGGTGTCCCAAGTGGTCATGATGTACTGGTCCGCAGTGAAGCGAACACCGGTCAGGTTGCCAGTAGGATCAACAACCAGCGCGCCATCACACAGGATCGTGTCACCGACAGCGTCAAGGGCAGTCACAGCAATCGCTGCGTCAATGCCAGCGTCATTAGTGTTCGTACCAGCAGCGACCTTCAGACCAATGTCCAAAGTGGCCGTAGCCCCTGCAAACGCCGTGGTGACGTACAGGTAGGCACGAGTAATGATCGAATCAGCCGGGATGAACGGAGCGTCAGCAGCCGGAGCAGCCGTGTCCGTATTGGCGATGTCGGTGTAATCGAACTTGTGGATCAGCGTTTTGGTGGCGGGGCCAGAAGTAACACCTTCGTTGATGCTCTCCGACCGCGACAGACCAAAGCGAACCTCAAGGCCGTCTTCGTTAGTCCAAGTAGACATATTAAGATTCTCCTATCTTGAGATTAGACATTCGGGTCGGAAACGATGGTCACCGTGTTCTCAGGACGGTAGTGCTTGACACCATAGCGAGCCGTGGTAACGAACTCAGTGCGCTGCTTGTCCTTGTTGAACTCAGTGTCAACTTCCGGCATCTGACGCCATGCACCAACCAAGGGCAGTACATCGCTGGCAGCCGAGAAGAAGTAGTTAGCCTTACCGTTGGTGGACGAGTAGTCCTTGGTGGTCGAACCGTCACGCTCGGGGAGTGCGCCGTCAGCCACATCCGGCAGGTAGTTGGAGCAGTACACATCGAAGCCGTAGACGTTCTTGACGAACTTCATACCGGTCGCGATGCCGTCAGCCACAATACCTTCCCAACGCGGGTTATCAGACACAGAGACCAGGTTCGACAGAGTGTTCAGAATGAACTCAACAGAAGGGTCGACAATAGCGATCATGTTGGTCTGAGGAACATTGGCTTTCTTGAGCGCGTACATCGCGTAGGCAAAGTCAGCCAGTTCGATGGTCCCAGAGTTGCCACCAGCCATACGATGGTAAGCGCCGTTGATGGCACCCTGACCGTTGGCCGAATAGGTAGCTTCCGGCGCAGCCAGAGCGGTTTCTTCGAAATGCTCCATAATGGCGCGACGCTGCTTGGGAACGAAGGACGAAACCAGTTCCGACATATAGAACATGTCCTGCTCGGCCTTCTTCGTGATGTAGTGACCCGAGGAGAGGTACTCACTGATGGTGAAGGTGAACTCACCGGTATCCAGCGGACGGTAGACAACATCGCTGTCTTCCACATAGTCGTCCGTACGAGCGTCACCAACACTCGGGATGTTGAATTGATCACCGTCAGGGAAGCCCTCAAGCATACGAACATAGTTCATAGCCATCAGGTCATCCTGAAGGGTCTCTTTCAGTTCGCGGCTCCAAACCTCAGCACGAGTGAGCAGCGAAACATTACCAGTCGTCATAGACATAGTTTTGCTTCCTTATGAGTAGAAACTATCGCCTTGCTCAACATGAGCCTTTGCAATTTCATTTTGTACTGCGGGCGAATAGTAAGTTTTGGGGTCGGAACGTCGCATATCCTGATAAAACTTCCAGTTACGCTTCGTACCAGCTTTGAACCCTGCTGTGTTCATAGACGAATCTAGGTCCGCATTACGTTCACGAGCAGGTGCCTGACCTAGCATGTTCAAGAACGCTTGAGGACTTTCCTCAGCCAACTCCTTCATGCGGTCCATACTCAAGCCCAGTTCCTGTGATTTTTGAACAACCACTTTCTGAGCTTCAGTCCCGTATGCGCTGGCCAAGGCTTCCTCAACCATTGCTACGTTTTGGGCTACTGTAGCTTTCTGCTCCCGCTTCTGCAAAGTAGCTTCTACAAGGCTTTCCAAATCTACTCCCTCTGCCCCAGTGGTATTCTGTGCGTCAGGCCCCTCGTTATTATTGGCATCTACAGGTTCAGGGCTGAGGTTGCCCGCCTTGTTCTGTAGTGTGTCTAGCAGTTTTTTGGAGTAGTCCTGTTTGTTCAAATCTTCCCGCATTTCTGCAAGTTGACGCTCAAGGTTTTCGATGTGGCGGTCTGCCTCAATCTTACCTTTCGCAATAACCTCAGGGTCGCTCCATTGCTGACCACGCTGCTCTACCAACTTCTGAAGAAAGCTATCTTTTGTCTCGGTAGCTGTATCAGACTGTTGTGTATCCGTCTGGCTTTGCTCGGTCCCATCGCCAAAAACGCTCATATTTTATTCCTTGATTTCCAGAAGGCGAAGAACATCATCGACCACTGCATTGTGTTCATTTACAGCGATCTGTTCAGCCATCCAGTTTGGGTTGCTATAATCTCGAACAGAATCACGCTTTTTGAAATCCCGTTCAAGAACCTCTTTAAGGAGATCAAACGCCCCTACGCAGGCTTTTATCTGGTTCCTGCGGGCCTCCTTATCCTTGTGTCCTTTCAGCCAAGCTGTGTGCATTAGTAGCCCAACTCCGCCTTATTCTCCAAGTCTTCCTCCACGTTTGCCTGTGCATCCATCATAGCAGTCTGGGTTTCCCCTTGCTCCTTGATGGCGATGTTCTCACCAAAGATAGCTGGCTCATCCAGTTCCTCAGAAAGAATGCGGGCAATCTCAATGCCACTGATATGAGGTGCAACGGAGGGGTCTTGTTTCACCTGCATAAGTTGCGTCAAGGTTTGTACGCGGTGGGCGCGCTCTTGGAAGTGTCTGGCACCCATAGGAATGATTTTACCGTTGCCGTTGATATCTTCGCGTGTAATCTCTTGGAAGATTTCAACCCCATTAGGGCCAACGGTTTGAATTGTGTCGTAGGAACTCAAGTTCCGCCTACCAGCCTCTAGCATAGCATTAAGTGCAGGCTCCAAGAACTCCTGTTCGAACTTGCTGGCTTTGTGGTTGAAGATACGGTTAGCTGCGTTGTCTAGGGTCTGTACTTCGAAAGCGGTCTTCTCTCCTGGGGTACGGATGCCCATAGCCATACGTGGCGCTCCAGCCATCTCCTCCATCTTGCGCTCAAGTTCACGAATCTGAAGGTCTGCGTTCAGTGCAGTCGAGTCAGGCACCAAAGGAGCAACATCACCCTCTTCGCCAATATAGACCCTACCACCCGGTTCGTAGTCGAAATCCTCTACATCACCTCGAATCTTGAGCATTGGCAAGGCGATCTGGTCAAACACATCTGCCCGTAGGTTTTCGAGGTGGTCGATGCGGTACTGTAGCCCAACAAGATTATCTAGCGGCCCCATAGCCCATAGGTTATCAGGTCTGCTTCGCCAACCAGCGTGGAAGATTGGAGTTCCACCTAACCATGAAGGGTTCTCCACATCGTCGATAACATAAGCCCGATCTACAATAGTGATGATCCGGTTCTTATGCAGCTTGTCATTGAAGCTGTCGTACAGGTCGCCGTAGAAGGTAAGAAGTTCTACATAAGACGAGTTGTAGTAGTTGTCGATGCTACCAAACCCATCAGCGATGAACCCATCAGCCTTGTCATACTGACTAGCGCTACCAACCTCACCACGGTTAGTCATGATCCGATCAAAAACGGCCTTGTACTGGGTTTCCCCATCCTCAACCATTGCCTTCACTTCCCCAATCTTCTTGAGGGTGCGGACAATCTTAGGTGTCTTGTGGAAGGAAGCAGCAGTAGGGTCAAAAACGATATCATAAGGGCTGATACGAACCAAAGTAGGTCCAGCATAGTGTACCGAGAACGAGCCGTCGTCGTAGTCCGTAGCATCGTACTCGTAGTCCACTGTTGCAAAGCAGTTCCCGGTAAGGACAAAGTCATCCAACAGGCGATCTACAGTATTTTGGAACTGGGTCTGCCGTACCTTGGCTTCCATATAGTCTTGGATGATGGTCCTCTTGGCGAGAGTATTAGACTCCCGATCAACCGCCTTCCAGGACATCCAACGACTGTTGGGGAAAAGGGCTGCGGTGTAGTTAGCGTTCAGGTTGTCATAAATCTGACACAACTTTGGCATAGTGGTCGAGTTGGACCAAGGCAACTTAGAGTTAGAAGTAGTCCGAGTGTCTGTAGCAAAGACATAGTTACGGATTTCCCGCTTCTCGTCCATCCAACCCTTTCGATAGCCGTTCCATTCGTCCCACATCTTGGCAATCTCTGTAGCCTTGGAATCGGGGTCTACGAGATTATGTATATCAAGTGTTTTTCTCATCTAGAAAGCCCTTCCACCAAATCTCTGGTGCCAAATCACGTTGCTTTGTTGCGTCCTATCGCGCACTTGACGAGCAGGCTTGATGGAATGTTCCACCGCACTGCCAGAGCGTCAATCACGTCGTCATGTGCAGGGTTCTGGAGTACTAACTCTTCCTCAAGCACCTGTGTATTACCACCTTGGTAGTGGTAGATCTGCATGTTATCGTACCTTGGCCCTAAAACCGCTTCAATACGCTCTTCTTTGTTTCGAGTAGGGCGAATTTCATCTACCTTGATCATAAGACCATGTGGAGCGAAGTAGTTTTGCTTCAAACTTTGGACGATTGCCTTCTGGCCCACAGAAACTTCTGCTACGAGCCTTCTGAAGTCCCATTTATTATGGAGTTGCAAGATATGTTTGAAGTATTGGCCTATATTCTCGGTCTTGAACCTGTCAATATCAAGGACAAACACATTGTTTTCTGGATCAACCCCAATAACTACAATCGCTGTGTAGTCTGCTGCCTTTCGTGTTGAGAAGGCAAAGTCAATAGCAGCCGTAAGGTTGAGTCTTTGGCCCTGATAAGTCCACTTTCCGTTCTGACGTATTAGGTATTTGTTGTCGTAATACTGAAAATGGTCTGCGCTGATCTTTTCATTGTCAGGGTCTTGAGGGTCATTGTAGTATTGCGCCCTAAACTGCATCCTGTCGAGGTATTTACCGCGCTTTTGGGCCAGGATTTTCGAGTTGAAGCCGAACCACTTTCCATCTCTACGCTGTTGGCGTGGCCAGAGGAACTCCCCTGTGCCATCTCCATGGTTCTCTACAGCCTTTTCCATAGTCTCATAGATAGGCTGATCATCAATCTTGTTGCCGAGTTCATCATAGATGTCCTCACGCATGTTCATCATGTCGTTGTAGAGGTCTTTTGGGTGGTAACGGGTTCCAACGACCCACTCCTTAGCCCCAGCGCCCTCAATAGACGACAACAAAGAATACTGGGTCCGTACTTTATTACGACCTTCTTCGCTGTAAGCATTCTCTGCCACAACGCAGTCATCAAGTACAGCAATATCACAGTGCATTCCGGTAATCGAGGTCGTCAAACCGGCAGTAAATATGCTGGGGTCGCGGATGTTCTCTTTTTTGCGGAGAGGGTGGTCCAGAGCAATTTCTGTAGTGGTCCACTTCATCCGCTTCCCCTCCTCCTTCTCTATATGCTCGGGCCAATAACGCCGATAGATTTCGGAGGTAAGAATGCCTTTGATAAAAGTAAGCTGCTTCTCCGCAAGGTTAGCAGTCGCTGAAATGTACAAGACCCTAAGTGTTGGGTCACGAGTGAGTTCCCAAGCCACACGGTAGGCTACAAGTCGGCTCTTACCATGGTCCCGTGGGAACAGTAATAGTTGGTGTAGTTTTGCATCAGGTCGATTCCACCAGCGAATCACGTCTTTGTGGCAACTACCCAAAACTTGCGTAGGTGCTACAAGCGTTATGAAAGCCTCAAGAGAGCCTTCCGCTTGTTCCCTAATATCTGCTGGTGTCATATCTAACCCTTAAATTCCAAACAGCGCATCCAAGCCAGAGTCATCTGTGTTGAAGGCTGCTGCAATGCCGACCATTATGGGGGCGTCTCTGCGGACCGTAGGGCGGGCAAGTACTTCCATGGTGGCTACCCCTACCTGTTCAGCAGGAAGCCCGTCTAGTACCCCTTGTACGGCCTGTGGGATGGCATTACCTACAACCCATTGCGAAGCCTCTGCGTGAGTGATGTACCCAGCGTTGGCGGCAGCAAGTGCAAAGTCATAGCGGCTCATCTCAGCATCAGACCGTTTGGACTGCTTTTGAGCTTCAAGCTCCTCTGCGGTGTAATCATTGATCAGCCACGACCGCACCCAGGAGCCATCAACCTTTTGGAACTGTCCTTCTGTGAGGTATTGGCCTTCGGTAATGGAAGGCTTGTCAGCTACAGTGTAAGGGTATACGTTCCAGTCCTCCAGAAGTTCAACAGGAGGGTCTTTGGGGAAACTGACGTTGGGGTTATCCTTACGCAGTTGCCGAATGGAATACTGTTCAGGCACCCCGTTGTTTAGTTTAATGTACATGTGACGACCCCTTGTTTAGTTAATTGATCAGTCATCCGAACTCCGAAAGAATTCCGCTCACGGCCAACAAATAATAGTCCTGTTTTCATGGGAAACCCCTATCGGAAAGCCGCTACAGACATGCGGGAAAACTCGCTGTTGCTTGCGGCAACGTCCAATTCAATTGTCCGCGCCGTGTCGCCCGCCAAGAAAGCGTCATCCGCCGCCGTAGCGTTATGTTCGAAGGAAAGCGTAGCTCGTTCTGTCAGCCCGGTCCACGTAAAACTGCTAGACGAAACGTGGCTACCGATAGCAAAGCATATCCCGCCCGGCTCAATGTCAATTGATGCCGTCAGCGGATCGCCGCCGTTATAGTCGCCCGCCTCGTCGGTTGCAGTGGCCGATTCCAGATCAAAAACATTGTATGCGAAATAACCGGAGCGGTTTAGGGTCGATGACCCACCGACACTCAGCGTCCCAGATGTGGACCCATTGGCAGCGAAAATCAGAACAGCGGTGTGGATTGCGTCCGACCCTGAGTCCGCAATCACATCAGACGGACTGACGCCATCAAGCGTGATGGTGAACGCCGAAAACAAGTTACCGGAACCGGATGCGCCAGAATACCACAGCACCACCCAATAATCGGCGGCAGCGTCAAGGCTGGTGACGGTGAAAGTCGGGTTGGTTGTGTTGGTGTTGGTGAAGCCGCTTGAGGCGTTGGTGTAGCTTGCTGGCCCACCCGCAACACCCCCCGCCCCTATTGCTTTATGCCACAGCATTATGAACCATCCCCAACCAGCGCGCCGTAGAGCGTCGAGCTTACTTTCCACAAAGCCACAACAGTGTAACCACTAGTTGCCAGTGTAGGAGCCGCTGCGCCATTGTTTACCCAGGTCATTGTGGGCCACGTCACCGTGTAGGCAGAAGCACCATCGTCGATCATAAGGGTAACTGCCTGTCCAGCAGAGAAGCCATCAGACGCTGTCACATTACCTGTGAGCGTAACAGTTTGGATACTACCGTTGTCAGGCTCAATGGTCACAGCACCCGTAGTGGTGGCCCAAGCATATGTGTCTTCTACAATAGTGCCAGCCGTAATCGAAGGGTTTGTTTCGTCCATCTTAGCGTCAAGCTGGGTCTGGATGGCCGAGGTAACACCGTCTGTATAATTTAGTTCGGTCACAGTGGCCGTAATACCATCAAGGGCATTGAGTTCAGCGGCTGTGGCCGTTACGTCTGAGATGTCTGCGGCTGTGATGTTTCCGCGAATGTATGTGTCTAACTGGGAGCCGGTAACACGTTTGGATACCCCTGACTCGTTCACTTCGTATTGGTGGGTTCCGACAGCAGACGCTGCGGCAGTTAGGTCGCTAATCTTTACGTTTGCCATTAGTATGCCCTAGTCCATGATCCTGATTGTTTGTAGTAGATGTACCTCGGTACGCACCACTCACCCTCGTACTTGACGTAGGGTACAAAGGTTTTCCAAGTGCCTTCGTGCTTGACCTGTGGGGTCGAGGAGAAAGGAACTCGTGTCGCGCTACCTGTGATTGATCCAAAACCTGTGAAGCCGCCAACCTCTGAAGTAACACGAATATCTGCTCCGCTTTCAGTTACTCGTGTGTCTTCGCCGGTTGTAACCCTGATGTAGTCGATCCCTTCAACGAGAACACCGGCAAACCCAAACAGGGTCGAAGTGTTGTCAAAGGAGGTTGTTCCTGCGCCAGAGAGTGTTGCCGAAACCAACAACACTTTGTCGCCCGTCATAGAAACGGAACCAGCACCAGAGAAAGCAGTAGAGCTAAAGGAGCCGGGGATCGACAGGGCCGAGTAGTTAATTGTGCCAGCGCCGGAGAAGGCTACAGAAGCAACCTCAGTAGACGGGACAACTCGCGTGTCTAGACCGTCCTCTGTTACCCTCGTGTCGCCAGCTTCTGTAATGCGAGGGCTGGACATGGTCTACTCCCTAGTCAAGACTCACCTGAAAGTTGCCTACAGAGAACTGCAAAGTATCCCCATCATCAATGGTCTTCGACGCTGCCAGAGCGCCATGGAACAGTAGGTTGCCAGAGGAGACTGCATCGAACACACCAGCGTGAGTTACCGTGCCGTAGGCTGCCCCAGAGGCTGTGAAGTCAATTTGGTTCGTATTGGAAGCTGTGCCAGAAGACGCGGAGCCAAAAGTAATTGCCTGACGCGCATAGCCACCAGTAGAAACTTCGGTTCCACCTCCTGCATCATTAGGGGCTGCGGTATACAAAGCGATATACCAATTCGTGGGTCGGGTAACTGAGTCCGTAGTCAGGAGCCAGTCAAGGAGCAGGTTTTCTGCGTGATCTGCGATTGCGCTCATTTTAAGAGTCCTTTGAGGATTTGTAGAATCGTTTCAAAAATGCTGGGACGACCCTTTGGTGTAGGCTTGACGACAGTCTCTTAGACTTCCATTCGACGAACACCTAGCAGGCGGGAAGCTGCATATTTCTTTTCGTTTACAGCGTCAGCCTGATTACCACCAAGAACTACAATACTGTTGCCTTCGGCTCTGACAAAGAATCCAACGTGACCTTGCCAACCGTTCTTCTTGCCCCTATAGAAGACAACAAGGTCGCCTTCCTTTGCTTCGCTGAGAGGGACTCCCTCACCCCAGTCCAGATAGGACCGGGCATTCAACTTACCAGTGTGAGGCATTCCGGCTTCTTTAAGCATAGCACCTACAAAAGCAGCACACCAAGCAGTCTCATCGTCCTTCACCCAAGCGTGGCCCACAGCCTTAAACCACCCCACAATCTTGGAATTGTGCTTGCTGCCAGGAATTTCCCTTGTGCCGATTTGCTTTCTGGCCAGTTTGTATGCTTTATTCATCGCTTATCACCCATCGTGCAGAGTATAACCCATTGATATCATTAGATAATATCAGACGACGAACCACAGATCCCCGTTACTTCCACCAGAGGGAGAGGAGGAACTGATTGTGATATTGTTCAAGTTCGCGAGGTTCGAGCCATCGTCCAAGAACACACTGCCGATATTTAAAATACTGTAGCCGTTCAGGTCCAGATCCGCAGAAAGGGCATTAGGGGTCGAACCATCAAGCGACAGCGTATTATCAAGAGCCGTGTTCAGGTTGTTGAAGTTCTCGTTAAGAGCGGTAGTACTGTAGTAGCCCGTCGTGATGGTGGTGATATTAGCTTGCTTCGCCATCTCTATGCCTTACTTCGATACGTCAGGGTTACCGTTACGTCATCAGCCGATCCTCCAGAACTAGAGGGGCGGATTGAGGTAACCTCAGTGTCAAACTCGAACAGGGCGGCTGATGAAGCGGAGATTGCGGTCCCCTGCACGTCTTCGAGCGTATACCAGTTCGTACCGTCAATGGAGCCTTGCAGGACGATGGTTGCTCCACCAAAGGTGCCGTTAACCTCGAAGACCCCTACAACACCACCAAGACCAGAGACATCAATAGAAGTAGCTGTGTCAGCAGTGGAGAGGTCGGTCCAGGTCGTTGTGCTACGAGAAACATAGTTCGAACTACGCTCTGAAAAAGGTGTTTCAATTGAGGTTGCTGTAGTGGCGGGCGTGATTGTTGCCATGGCTATTTATTCCCTTTTGACTGTTGTAAGAACTCATTCCTCTCAGCGGCATCTAGAGATTGTTGGACTAACTGGTATGCTCGATCAACGTCTCTTGCATAAGCTCGCGAACAATGGGGTCGATCCCAGAAGAACAGAAGGTTAATAGTCCATTCCGTCTTCTTCCACCCTTCACGGTGCGCCCTACCACTAATACTCTCGTTTGCGTTTGTGTCAGAGGCCCTCGGCAATACTACACAATTGACTAACTGCGATAGGGCATCCAGGATGTTGTGTAGTCTGTTCATTGTAGAAGTCCTTGATCCTTAAGCCGTTGGATATCTTCCTCGATACCAGCATCGTCAAAAGCCTTGGCAGCGGTTTCCCTAATTTTCTTCCGCAAAGCTCTCCCGTCCTTTGTATCAGAACGAGTCCCTTTCAGTTTCCAAGGTTCTTCGATGAGGTACTTTGAGGCTTGTAGTGCAGACCTACCCCCCGTAGCCTCTTCTACTACAGACTTGAACGCAAGGGACTTACGTCTCACAGCAGCCTCTTCTCGCCACTCTTCAAGGTAGGGAGCAAGTACTGGGCTTCTACAAATGGCACTCCATGCTCTCCAACTACCAAACACTTTGTCCGAGAAAGTTACTTCGGTAGGATCGTCTAAGGTGTATTCTACAAACAACCTACGCAAGGATAACATAGTCTTGCCATAGGCTGGAGATTCTGTGTTCGTGATGGGGTAGTCCTGCTCTTTTAGAGTGAAGACGGCTGAGTCCTGGTCATTCGTTATTTCGTAAAATAGAGCTTTGGTCATGTACGGGCCAGATGACTTTCGGTACTGCTCAGGTTTCAGGATTGCCATGGTCGGTCTTCCCCTCTTAAAAATGTTAGTTGTGGTGTGTGTACCTTAAGGTATATACTTTAGTATCACATCCCCTTACTGTCTCTCATCCTATAAAGTCAAACTAAAGTCTATACTTATAGTATACGCTTGAGACGGGATTTTTATAACCTCTTGTTTTGAACTTTTTGTGTAGTGTTGCAAGAAAGAGACAGTGGTGTGTCGAGACCTGGTGGTGTTTTCTTGTTTGTTTTTTGTAGTTTAGATGTAATCAAGAGGGAGTGCCGCCCTTCGATCACAACTTCGTGAGAACTTTGTAACATGCCTCTTTCGCCAAACTTTTGTGAGAAATTTTCGTTTAGCAATTAAATAGGGAGGATCCGCGCGGGTCCCCCTGGGTCCCCCCCTGCTGTGATCACAAAAGCCTCCCCCCCCCCCTCTGACTATCATGTGATCACACCTTGTGGTCACACCTTGTGATCACACCTCATGATCACACCTTGTGGTCACACCTTGTGATCACAGAATTGGTTCAAGGTTAAACCATCTGGTAGTTCAAGGTTAAACCAAATGGTTTAAGGTTAAACCATCTAGGTAGTTCAATGTTAAACTATCGGACGACATACCTGAGTGAAACAGTCGGGCATATACCTGAGTGAAACAGTCGGGAATATACCTGAGTGAAACAGTCGGGCATATACCTGAGTAAAACGGTCGGGCATTTAGGTAATACATTTCACACCGTCCCCCCACCTGTTAAACATTTCTCATGATGTATTTTTTACCAAACGGTCAAAATCTCTATACACTATATATATAGTCCACTAATACTTACCCATTTGGCTAGGTATTGACCAGGTCAAAACACGTACCGACCAGGTCAAAAAAAAAATTAAAAAACTGCATTTTGTGCCTTGACCATGCTGTGGCTTGTCTCTACCTAGGTACCAAGACGACAACAAAGCCAACCAAACAGAGGAACGACAGATGATTACTGATAAACCTGCAAATGGCTTTAATACCCGCGTCCTTATTAAAGACCCTGACACGCTGTACACTGTCCCTGCATGGGCGCGTTTCACAGAGGGACAAGACTATGTCGAAACTATTCATCTTCGAAAGGACGGTGATTTCGGAGGTTTAATCCGCCGCGTCCACCGCTCACGCATCATCATACCGGCACAGTAACCACACCGGCAACCAAACAGAGGAACGACAGATGACTATCAACGGATACAAAACCAAAGCCGCAGCGCTACGTTACCTCAGAGAGCAAGGTCACAAGTTCTCAGGTCTACTTGCAGCACCCGACAGCAACCCCAAGGTAGCTAAAAATGGAAAGCTAGGTGTCATGACCGCGCCCTTGCATCTAGCGCCTTTCGATCTGTCGGGCTTTCAGGTCCGCCCTCAGGCTAGGGCAGGATGTGCCGCAGCATGCCTACACACCGCAGGGAACCCGGCATATATGGCTGGCAAGGACAAATCCCGCAAGGATAAAACGCAGGCATATTTTAAGCACCGCGATGCTTTCATGGCCGTGTTGGCATTTGAAATTGCTGCGCTGTCCAGAAGGGCTAAGGCGGCTGGCATGCAGCCCGGTATCCGTCTCAATGCGACATCCGACCTACCTTGGGAAGTCCGCACGATTAATGTCGACGGAGTTGAAAAGCGCTTGATGGACGTTTTTCCAGAGGTAGAATTCTATGACTACACAAAAGTAACCAAACGAGCGCTTGCCTATTGTGCTGGTAAAATGCCTAGCAACTACCACCTAACATTCAGCAAAACTGAAGACAACGATGCGGATGTGATCAAGGTTATGTCTGCCGGTGGCAGTGTTGCCATGGTCTATAGCGCGGATGCATATAAAAAGGTTCTGGCCATGGGAACATTCGAATGCCAGTATGGTTTCCCTGCCCGCGCTATAGACGGTGACGAACACGACTTCCGCCCTGCTGACCCTAAAGGCGTGATTGTAGCGCTGAAAGCAAAGGGTG